ACCATTGTGCCGCTTTCCTTGAATGCGCCCTCCAGTAAATCCTCAACCACTGCGAAATGTTCTTCGAGAAATTCCCTGAATTTGAGTGATTTTTCGTTTGTACGATAAAACGGCGATTTGCTCACCACCGATACCATTATGCCTCCTTTTTTCAAAACGGAAAACGCCTTGTAGATATGGTCTATATCCTGCTGTCGCGAGAAAGGCGGGTTCATTACAATTCTGTCCCAGTATTCGGTGTTTTCGTCAAACTCCAAGAAGTCTCTGCCGACATATGTATCATAAGGCTTGCTTTCAAGGTATTTCCCCATATTTTCGTTTAAGTCAATGCCGTACAATTTGCCCGGTTTACGTTCCCAAGCCACGTCTGCCAAATCTCCCTTACCGACAGATGGCTCCAGCACAAAACTTGTAGGCTCAATTTCCGCTAAATCGCAAATACGCTCTGCAACCGCTCTCGGTGTCGGGAAAAACTGAAAGTCTTTCTTTGTGTCCGTAAATTCGCCTGTCAAAATTACATTGTTGAGAGCGTCCTGTGGGCAATAATCAAATATATGACCTTTTTCTTTTCTGTTCCATTTGCCGCCCAAAGCCTCTAAAACTTTATTCACCGCAACATAATCGGCTCTGTCAAGCTGATAGTCGGGCAAATAGAGAATGTTTCCCTCAACACGGCAATTTCCCAAAATATCAAGCACTGTATAGTTAATTTTCATTTGTAGTTCCTCCATTCATCGGCTTACGTTTTACATAAGCCTTTATTCCCTCCGCATAACCACGTTTCCAAACTCTGCTGAGATATTCGGAAAGCTGAACTCTGTCCATTTTCCTTATAGCCTTGTAATCATCCCGTTTGATAACCGCAGCAGAAGTTTTATTTGTATCACTCATTATCTGCACCGTCCTCTGTATCGTCAGCGGGTTCATCAAACGGCAGCACTTCGCGCGGTTCATACTCACTGTACGGTCCTACAATGCCCAGCGTTTCAAGTGCTATCATAATCTGCTCTGCCTTTTCTGCGTTAATATTCATGCGCCGTTGGAGAAGAAATACGGACGCTTTATTCTCCATACGAACAATGCGTGTAGCTTCGGCAATATCTTCATCGGGTATTTCGATTTCTTCCTCAAACATTTCGGCTTCATTCAGACAGGCAAAATCTGTATCATCTGCGTCATCTTCGTCAATTTCCGGCATTACACTTGGAGAAAGTAATTCACGTTCAATAATGTTACGGAAAAAATGCTGCAACCAACAACTGTGCATATTCTTGAAAAGATTTTTGATTTTGTTAAACAGCGTTTCGCTAATAACAAATTCCTTTGAAGTTTTATAGTTGATAGCGCCGTCTTTAAACTCAAACATCAAGAATGCGTCAGGACTTATCTCTTCCTTTTCCTCAAGTCCGGGTAATGCAAGTTGACCGTTCTCTATCCCCGCAGGTTTTATGGTCAATGTAACGGGATATGTAGTTTTTTTAAAACTAAATACAAGATTATGCTCGTCGCAAATCCCCTGTAATTTCTTTTTGTATACTTCGTAATTTGATATTTCACTCATAATCAAGCTCCTTTCTGTTTTAGTCAAGTATCATCAAAAGCTGATTCCAAGCCCTCTGCACTTGATACTTTTGTAAATCTGTTTCTTTAACATACTTTCTTCCAAATATGATTTTCATATCTTGCCAAACGCTCCACGGTATACAGTAAACGCCGCCTGTACCGAAGCCGGCAAGAACATAACACCTTGCGCCCAATCCTTGCTGTTTGTCGAGGTAGTCTGCTTGGTCAGGATTAACCCGACTTTGCTCCATTTTTTCGGCATCCGTATATTTTGCCTCAAACATTACTGTACGTCCGCCTTTAAGCGTGCCCTTGTAGTCAGGCTGTGCCTTTTTTTCAAAAAATGCAACAAATTTTCCATTGCCGAGGCTTTTTACAACTCTCATAGGCTCCGGCGTTTTTTCTATACAAGCAAAGCCCTTTTGCGAATAATACTCAAACGCTGTATCAAGCTCATGTTCAAATTGCTTGCCTTTAGCTTTACTGATACGCCCTTGCAACTGTCTTTTCGGGTCTTTTGTGCCTGACATAGTCTTTCACTCCATCTCTGCCGCGTTTTCATCTGAACCGCTTAACAAGTCGGGCATATCTGCAGCACCAATATAACCAAAGCGTTTCCCTTTTTCTTCACGCTGTTTGCGAATATCCTCAATCATTTTCAAGGTATTTCCACCCGCAACATACTTCCGATTTTCAATCTCGTTGCTCAACATTTGCGGTAACATCGCCTTTTCTCGCTCTCGTTCATACGCCGGCTTATATAACTCCATAAATGCGACACGGTCCATACCGTCTTTATTGCCTCTGACACTTCCGCGGTGCAAATCGTATAATTTGCTCCACCCGATTGTTTCTACCACTCTCGCAATCATTTCCGGCAAAACACGGTATAAATCAAAGTGACAGTATTCTCCTTTCACACTCATTACATCAGAAACCATACTCCATGCAATGTCAGGCGGAATAATATCCGGTCGGGTAATACTAACCATCTGCTCCCGAATTTCCGCTATGCTTGGCGGCCATTTATTCACCGCAATATGTTTCTGAATTGACGCCATAACAAGCTGCGCGTCATCATCCTTAAACATGGTTTTCCATACCGAGACCATTCCCTTTATGGAATTTTCGTCCTTGAATTTATCCGCAGCGGGGTAACTCATGAATATAAGTGTGACCGCTTTAATCGTGTCTTGTTCAGTCATTCGTGTTTGCCTCCTCGTACATTTTTTGAAGTGTTCCAAGCACTCCCGTCGTTTCGGCTACAGTCCCGCTCCGATTGTCATACTTATGTTCTAAAATTTTGGAGAAGTTAGTCGGTTTCATCATCCAGTCAAAGTCGGCGGACCAGTTACGGTCATTCTCGCCTTTCAGGAATGAGGACGCTTCCGCTATCGTAAACACTTCTTCAAAATCCTTTAAGCGCTTGTATGTCCTCCACCGCGCAGCAACAGCTTTTTTTCTGTTTCCGTCAATGCTTTTAATTTTGGGATAAGAAATACAGATTTTGTGATACGATTCTTTGATTTTAGCAAAAGGACATTGCGACGGTACAACCTCCGCTTGCGGAGTAGAGTATTCCTCTTTATCTCTAATATCTTTATCTCTAAACTCTTTATCTCTAATATCTAATATCTTATCTCTAATATCTGTGGGGACGTTTTGGGGGACATTGTCCCCACTTGTGTCCCCTGACGGAAGAGCAGCGGGTGTGGTATCTTCCAAGCGTTGTCTGCGCCTTTTCTCTGCCCAATCGGTCTCGCTTCCGACAAGACTTTTGTGGTCGGCAAGGACAAGGACACCGTCCCTGTCCTCGTAGATAAGCCCGACTGACTGATAGAGTTTAAGAGCTACGCGGATAGTATCAACCGAAAACCATTTGCAATCCCTTTGGATTTTTTCCACATCATAAGGGATAATGATTTCTCCTATCTGGCGGGATAATTTCCCTCCGGTGTTAATTGTTTTCAGACAGAGCATTTGATACAGCACGACATATTCCGCGCCGTTTGGTTGGCTCATAAAATAATCAATCGTGTCCGAAGTCATAAAAGTTTCCCTTAGTTTCATCCAGTAATATCTTTTTCCGGTAGCCATTATCAAGTCCCTCCTTAAAACGGCAAGTCATCATCTTCATCCATTAAGCCGCTGAAATCAACTATATCATCAATTCTATGCTGAACCGCTGCATGTGCTGTTCCGCCACAGTTATTATATCCTGAATCAGAGTGACTTTTCGTGCCATTGTATGAGTTGACTGGATTGTTGCCGCTTTCACTGCTTTTGGTTTCTCCAAAAGTAACTTCTTGCGCAAAAACTTCTGTCTTGTACCGCTTAGAACCGTCTTTATCCTCCCATGACTGCGTTTGCAGCTTACCGCATACAATTATCATCTTCCCTTTACGAAAGTAATCTGCCACAAATTCCGCCGTCTTGCCCCACGCCACACAGTTAACGAAGTCTGTTGTCTGATTATCTCCGCTCCCCGTATTAACTGCGACAGTAAAATTAAATACCGATTTCCCGGT